ACTCTGTCGCTGATGACAAGAGTAAGGGCAGTAGAAAGGATGTTAAGCGATTGAAGACTCAGTGCATAACAGACTTTGATGAGAACAAGCGCAATGTATTCATCTGGAACACTGTGATGCCAATGTATGAGAAGTACTTCAATCTCGGAACTGTCAAGAGACTTGTATTGTTCTTTGATGAGAGCCAGAAGATTGTGACAGACGACTACAGATGGGAGACAGTGTTTGATATGTTTAAGGTTCTTCCTATGATGTACAAGCACTTTGTGTTTATGACTGGTACTCCTGCCTATGAGCATGAGTTCTTACTGCAGTACTTTCCAGACTGGTGCTGCATCAATATAACAAATGAAAGTATATACAAGAAATCTTGTAACATATTGAAATACAAGCAGTTTGGCAACGGTGACAGAGTCAACTTGATTGAGAGTGAGATTGCAGAAGGGAGACTGCCTCTGATTTACTCTAACACAAAGAATGACAGTTGGAAACAAGTGGTCATAACAATCAACAAGAACCGTGTTGAGAGTGGACTGCGACCGCTGAGAGTACTTGAGTTTGACAGACCTAATGCTGAGAATCTCGGCACTGTCATGAACACTAACTCAATCAAGGACTATGATGTCGTAATCGCTACTAAGTACTGTTCAGTCGGCATTGACTTCATGAAGGATGATGACCGTATCAGATGCAGCATCGTTGACTATGCTAATGAGAATGACTGCTGCTTCCATGACATCTGGCAGTTCGCTGCAAGAAACCGCCTGCAAGATATGATGATAAAGATTATTGCAAGGGACAATGACAAGTACTACAAGAAGCTGCCGACCATCAGTAGAATTGAAAGACTGTGCAAGGCAAAAGCTATTCTGCATACTACAGGTGACACTGCAGTTACTAATGATGAAAACGACATTATCAGCATGCATAACATATTGAATGACATCTTCAAAGAGCGCAAGTTCGGCAGACTGATTAAGAGAGGGTTCTTCAATGATTCAAAGAATGTGACACTGCTTGAGTCATATTATAAGTACGTACTGATATTCAGCAATATGAATATGATTAAGCACATGCTGATTCGCAGAGGAGTTGAATTGACTGAGACTGAGATGGCGCATGTAGAAGAGAAGATTGACATGTCGTACAAGAAAGAGATATACGGATTCTTTGTCGATAACTTTGATGATATAAGCAGAATAAATGACGATAGATGCGGTCATGATAAGATGTCTTATAAAATACCAATCAATGATAACAGAAGTGAATACATGCAAGATAACAAGATATATACGAGAAATACTGCATACACTAACTGGTTGATAAAGAACTTTGCTGGTCGTGAAGAATGGATTGAGATATTGAAAGACAGAGACTACATTAGCAAGGAGATGTTCGCTGCTTACAATAGGATTAGTATGATAGCGGATAAGTTGGATAAGAAGCAGATTAAACTGCTGAAGACGTTGAAGGAGACTGTTGAAGACATTGAAGACATTGACATGGTTGCTGACTTGTATGATAGTCTTGTATTGAAGTTAGTTCGGCAGCATTATGATTATGAGGTTGATATAAATAATAGAATTGACAGAGAAGAATATGAAGAAGTGCTGACTGACTATAAGAAGATTCTGCAATTTGCGGTTGACAACATTGAGTACATTGAAGACATTAGGAATAAGAGGGAGACGGGAGAGAGGATGACTGCAATTCATAAGATGAAGATTACTATGGAGCAGAAGGATAATGAACGCAGAATAAATAAGATATCAAAGACGAAGTCAAAGAAGTACACTGTAAAGTTTAAGAATGGCGTTGTTAAGACATTCAATGGACAGCAAGAGATGATGCAATATTTTAAGGTTTCAAGAAAAGTAATTGTGAAGTTACTGAATGGTGAAACTTGCAAACTCAGCAAAAATATAATATCAATTGAGTGAAAAACGAAATGAAACAAAATATGAAAAAATGCATTTTCGTTTTTGCTTGTAACTTAATGTATATCAATTCATTGTGGGAAAAAACGGTTACATACATCTATTCCATATTTATTAAAAAAAATAACTGTGATGTATGTAACCTTTTTCTTTGAAAAATTCAAAATTAAAAGTGAATTCAAAGTCCAATCTACTAACTTTAAAATATCATTGTCGCTTTTTTGAAACAGTTTCATTTTAAAGTTTCAAAGATATCCATGTCATTTTGTCATGGTCTGTTATGTTAAATGTTCCATGGTTTGGCACATTTGTCAAATGCAAATACCTTTGGGAGCATCTACATCGTCATTATAGTGTGCATAAAGTATTGATTTTCAACACTAGTAACAAAGTTGTTACACGATTTTCGGATGGAATCCTATTGTAAGTAATCTATCAAAATGACCATGACACTTTCCGACCCAAATAGTTTTTAATTTCGCAAAAAATTGTTATATTTGTTTAGTAATCAATAGGTTAAATGAAATTAGGGCAATTTCATAATTGACATTAACTATGACAGATATAACTTCAGTCTCGCAGACCTCAGTGTCTACGATAACTTTACAGTCAATTTCAGAGAATGCTGCCGAGATTTTCTATCAATTGCGATGGAATGGTCAGGTCTGCTGTCCCGTATGTGGTTCTATACATATATACAATCCAGAACCCGACAGACTTCATATATGTGCAGATTGTAAGACACGATTCAGCGATACATCAGGTACTATCTTCCACAGCACGAAGTTGTCCATGTCAAAGTGGTTGTTTGCTATCTATCTGTTCTTGACTTCAAGTCGTGGCATATCCAGTTACGCATTGGCGAGGTATATTCAAGTCACTCAATCAACAGCATGGACGATGTTGATGAAGTTGCGTGCCTGTCTCGGACGTGACATTAAGTTTGACAGTGATGACCAAGTCGCAATTGACGAGGTCTATCTTGGTGCGCAGTGGAGTTACAAACCAGCATACAAGAAGTACAAGCAAGCAGGCACTCCGCCAAAGCATTGGAATCTTAATGAGAAGGAGACCAAGCAGTGGTATAAGAAGAGGTTTTACGAACTTGCTGCAGAGGACAAAATGCCAGTCCTCGGTTTAGTGTCCCTTAAACATCCTAAAATTAGACTGGTTAGTATTCAATCATCTGACAGACAAAAGTTCATCCAAAGTGAAATTAACCACTGTTTTAAAGATATTATTAAGAGACTGTTTGTTGATGTTCCTATGACAGTTGTGACCGACCAGTCCAGACTGTATGAGTGCTTCGCAAGTTACCTTGACCACAACAACCGACCGAAGTTCAATCATCAGGTCTGTCGGCATGACCTCAATAAGTACAAGTCAGCAGATGGGTCTAGTTCAAATAGACTTGAAGCAGCATTCAGTCATCTAAGAAGGTCTTGGCGAGGTGTGTACTGTCACTGGTCTCGCTTCTATAACCAACTATATCTTGACGAATACTGCTTCCGCTATAATAATCCGCTCTCTTCAAAGACAGTCATCCTTGACCGCATTAAAGAGTTCTTTACTAAAGTTGACCCTCGCTGCTGGTCATTTTGTTAGATTACTGACGATAGAGACTCGAGTCTCTTTAGAAAATGTACTTGCAAGTATTGAAGTCCTCGTATAAGAAGCAACCAGATTCGGCATAAATGTCAAAGCATTTCTCCAACTGATTCAATATCAATTTGTTATCGTACATTATATAATCTGTAACGATTCCATAAGGCAACCAACTTGCTTCATAGTCGCTCTTGACCAACTGCAGTTTTATTGGGTCGAACTCCTCGTCATCCTCTAACTCAATTGCGTATTCAAAGTCGGCCAACGTACTGTCTGAGTGCTGCACAATATACGGCACTTCCATGTGCAGTTTAGTCGCTATATAGTCCTTGCTCTTGATGTATTTGCCTTTCTTTTCAATTGCAGTCCATTCCCTGTCATCCTCGTCGTCATCCAAATTGAGTGCGTCAGAACTGTATGCAAGTTCATCAATCTCCTTAAGGAACGCTACCTCAGTCATGTCTTGACAAGTCATACCGTCATCTTCAAGGTCTGTCATGTAATCATACGCAGATATCCTTTCAGCATCCATAACGCCATTAGGATGCTCTAATAGAAACACCTCAACATGTCCTGTCAATCTTATAGTTACTGTTTTCATGTTATATAATTTTTTATTTCAGCAAATATACTGTTAAAATCTGTAAATCCGTAACAAATGTTACTTAAACAGTGCACCCAGATTAAATATATTATATAGTACTACTATTTAATTAAATCATGGAAGAAGTATATAAACAAATAGAAGACACTATGTATAGTGTATCTAATTTCGGTAATGTAAGGAACGACAAAAGTGGCAGAATCCTCAAACAAGTCATCAGTAATTCTGGATATAAATGCGTGTGCTTGTATTTGCCAAAATTAAAATATTGTACAGTACACAGATTAGTAGCGAAAGCATTTATACCCAATCCAGATAATCTATCAGACGTCAATCATATTGATGAAGACAAGTCTAACAATCATGTAAGCAATCTTGAATGGTTAAGTCATAAAGACAATTTGAATTATGGAAGTTTACCGTCTAGACGTAAGCAATTTAATACAGGTATAAATGTTTTACAAGCAAATCAATTAATGAAGTACCTGCATCCTACATTACAAATTACAAAGAGAATCAAACGCAAAAAAATTGTAGTTGATGGGGTTGAATATAACAGCACCGTTGATGCATCAGAAGCATTAGGATTATCATGTAGCAGAATTTGTCAACTTCAAAAAGAAGGTAGAGCATATTACTTAGATACTTATACACATGAGTGGCGTCCTTCTCCAATAAAATTTAATAAACGGGACTAACTCGTTTATAATTTATAAAATAACATTAAGTACTTAATGCCGCGAGCAAAAACTACATCCGTTAAACGCGTCAAACGAGCATCACAGAAGAAGCAGATTTACAAGGAGATAGTAGAGAAGAAGACTCAGAAGAAGACTCCTGAACAACTCAAACTGCTCATAAATCCAGAAGACACTCCAGACAATCCACTTGACTATCATAAACTGATGGTCTGGTTAGCAGATACAGGTTGGGTTGAAGGATATGTCCGTAAAAGAATATCTCCAATGGATGCGCATCTATATGAGGACTTTGCCCAGTCAGTGTGGGTTGCTATCTTGTCACTCGATCCAATTGGAATGATGGAAGTCTGGTATCATGGTAAAGGTTGCTTTGTCAATTACATAAAGAGAGTAATTGACCTGCAGTTGTGCAGTACTGCATTACAGACATACAAAGTCAACAAGCATTTCTATCATACCCATGCATTGCTGTCAGATGAGCAGTGGAGACATTTTGAAGAAGGCGATATAGAAGCAACAGATGTTGACGTGTACCCAGTAAAGTATATGTGTCCAACAGGAAACAAAAAGAAGATGGTAGTCAAGGAATTTGAAGAGATACCGATTACCGCATGGAAAGAATCACTAGTAGAAGATGAATAAAGAGGAAAATGAAATAGGTGGAGTAGACATCGTTAGACACGATGTCTATCGTGGATTAAAAACGACACCTAGACAGACCAAAAAGCGAGACCCTAAAAAACGCCCATCTAAGAAAGGTCGTAAACCAGTGCAGTTATCTATAACACCAGAGTTAAAGTCCCAAATAACGCATTTTAGAGCACGATTAGAGGAGATGGCAAGTTACCCCGATGAGACATCAGAATTTGATGTAGAGACTGTAAGAATTATCCTGTATGAACTTGACGATGCTGACAGAAACATCATACTTGCGTACTACGGTGTGGTTGACAACTCTCCGACAACTCTTGCAAGACTACTCGGCACGACACACCATATAATACGCTCAAGAGTAAAACGAATAACAACACAAATAAAGAAATTGAATAATGCTAATAAAACTCCTTACAATCTGCCTCGTGATAGTGATAATCGTTGACTTGTCAGGATTCATTCCAACAGTCAAACGATTCATAGCATCAAAACTGACGAACAAGCAGATTAACACAACTGATTTCAGACTGAAACCATTTGACTGCTCATTCTGCATGACATTCTGGACTTGCCTGATTTACATTATAGCAGTCAATCAGTTCAGCATATTCCTCGTCCTGTACATCCTCTGTCTATCATTGCTGACAGAACCGTTCGGACGAATACTACTGCTAATCAAAGATTTACTATTGAAATTAACAGATACAATATATGACAAACTTGTCTAGAAACGACATTAAGACCCTCAAAGGGTATGAGACACACCTTAAAAGGGCAAAAGACGGATATGTCAGAGGTATTTACAGCAGTGACATAGATGTTTTAGAACCGATATACAACCGTCTCGGACACCACCTTGAGAACAGACATTGCGCTCCTTGTGTACTGGGTATGCTGAGACTGTTGAGTGAAATATACTTTAATGAATAAATGAAACCTTATGTAGAAGAGACTGGTACTGAACCAGCACCAGACAGAAGAAACATCGTAACATCGTTCCCACTTGATGACTTGTTGACATCAGAACGAATTAGAATTATCGTTGATGAAATGTTAGCAGGCAAATCAAAGCATGCTATTGTGTTAGAGTACAGTCAGAAATGGAATACTCAACCAAGGACAGTTAAGAACATTATGAATGAAGCGGTAGTGTACCTCCATCAGATTCATACAGGCAACTCTGTAGAGGAGATGCGTTCAGAGCAGGTAGCGAAGTTGGAAGAACTGTACAGTACCGCCACAACAGGAGAAAAGTTGAAGATTATAGATTTAGTGTCGGAGACATTAGGACTGTATGACCAGAAGATGACAGTCAAGACAGAGGACACTATCAAAATAGACCTCGGTGTGTAAGTGACAGTTGATTTAGGAATACATTGGAGAGACTATCAGTCGGAATTCCTCAGATTCATAATCTCACCAGAAGCAAGAGGTACAGTCTCAGCGGTCAAAGCACCACGTCAGGTCGGTAAGACAACTGTCCTGATGGCAGTGCTGCTCTTCTATGCATGCAGTTACACTGGCGGGTTCAGCATCATAATGGAACCGACATACAAGCAGTGCATCAGAGTGTACAATGAGATGCGTACAGCATTTGAACCGTTGCTTAAACCTACAGGACAGTCCCAGTTGGTACTTGAATTTCTGACAGGTTCTAAGGTGCAGTTCCTTTCAGGTGAGTCTGACATAGCAGCATTCCAAGGTTACGTCTGCAAGAGAGGAGTACTTTGCATTGATGAGGCAGCATACATTACAGATGATGTATTCTTTGCACTATCACCGACAACCGATGTACATAAATGTCCAATCATCCTTACATCAACCCCAAGATTCAGAACAGGATTCTTCTATAACTATTATGTTGAAGGTCTGTCAGGCAATTCTAAGTCAGTTAGATACTATGACTGGGCAGGACAGACAATCTTGACAGAAGAGAAACTGAACTTCTATAAACGTACACTGCCTGAACGACTGTTTAAGAACTACTATCTCGGTGAGTTCGCTGATGCTGTTGGTTCTGTATTCGGTGCATTCCATCACGTATTGTCAGATGACTTTGATGAACCGACTTATTATACTATGAAATGGCAGCATAACATTGACTGCTATGCAGGTATTGACTGGGGTTCTGGACAGCATCAGGACTATACTGTAATATCGTTCTTCAATAGCAAAAACCAGCAGATATATATTGAACGATTCAATGACAAGGATGAGACACAGACAATCAATAGAATAGTTGAACTGCTTAAAGAGTTCAGACCTAAAGTAACACAATATGAAAAGAACGGAATAGGTGTAGTGTACGGTGGACTGCTGAGCAAGGCAGTAGCAAATGAAGGACTAAACGTAGGTATAAGAGCATTCTCAACAAGCAATACCTCTAAAGCGAAGTTAGTCAACAGGTTAGTCGTTGCAATACAGAACGATGAAGTACAGTTGCTGAACGATGAGACATTGATAAATGAAATGACAACTTATGAGATGCAGATGACGTCATCAGGCAATGTTACATACAACGGTGCAAAAGGTTGCCATGATGATATGGTGATGGCAACTATGTTGAGTTATGATGCTGCAAGCAGAAACAATAATATGTATGCTATTGTATAACAACACATTATAAGAACAATTTGCAATTTGCAAATCAAAAATTAAAGACAAATAAAGATATGACAATTAAAATCAAGAACAACTGGGATGAGATTACTTGGAAGGAGTATGAGCAGATAGAGCAGATTCTGTCAGCAGATATTCCTAATGACTTCAAGACAGTACATCTTGTATCAATATTGACAGGGATGCAAGTAAACCAAGTTGAGAATATGCAGGTTACAGAGTTCCAGAAACTATTACCACACCTTGAATTCTTGGAGACAGAACCTGAGACACACTATCACAAGTTCGAATACACCATCAATGACCGTGAGTATGTGTTTAAAGGCAAGTTAGAGGAGATTACAACTGCGATGTATATTGACTATTCAACATATATGAAAGATGAAAATAAGGATGTTGTTAAGCTGATGTCAGTATTTCTCATCCCAAAAGGTCATGACTATAATGACGGTTACGATATGGAGCAGGTACAATCCGACATTGGAGATATGTGTTGGTTGGATGTCAGAGCAATTGCTTTTTTTTTCAAGATTCAATTGGGAGCATACATGCTCATTTTGAAATCATCTTTGCAAAAGACACTGAAGGAGACAATGAAGGGCAAGACGAGAGCGGAGAAGAAAGAGATAAAGAAGCAAATCAAAGAACTGGAGATGTCTTTCAACAATTCCACCTCATCCCTCTTATCCTGAGTGTAGCAAAGGAGTCAAACAACTCTTTTGATGATATCCTCAACTGGTCAGTATCACAGACCTTCTATATCGCAAGTTACATAATCACAAAGAACCGCTGGGAACAACAGCAGATAAAACAAATGCAGATGAAGAACAAACGATGAACATTGAACTAAATAAAATTGAAGGCATAGCAGAACGTATTGCTGATGCATACCGTAAAACATTGGCAGAC